CCCCCTTCACTGCGAGCTCTACTATTTCACGGAATTTAGGATGCCGCTTACAGTTCTCCAACTTCATATAAGCGACTAAAATCCAGAAACCGGCATCGTAATTCACGAAATTTTCCCTCAGCACTTCGTCATCGATCTTGAAGCCACCACGTTCAGTCCACAGAAGGCGGCCCAACGTCCTCACAACGCTGTACACACCGGGACAGAAGCTACCCGAGCTTAACGACTTTCTGAAATGACGCTGGAGGAAGCTAAAGCTTTCGTCACTCATGTCGGATTTGGACTCATTCACTTCTAAACCATAACGCTCGCAAACTTCAAAATGAATTCGAGCTTGTGACTCGTTTTCAAATCTAACAACGCCATCATCCCCTAGAAACATGAAGTCAACTTTCTCAAGGTCAACCCCCATCTCCAAGGTACTCAATCTGAGAAGGATGATCTGAAGTAGTGTTCCGATTAAATTCGTCCAAGTTACCCCGGACGGCAACCCATGCAAGCCTTGCAAAATACCCTCAGGTGTTACGATCTCACCAGTGGTGTAATAATCAAACATCCTCCGGAGGAAAGCCGGTTCCAGTTTGAAATCAAATAGTCCGTCTATGACGCGGAACGCAGATTGCATCAACCCGGGATGGATCGTTGAATCAAACCCCGAGAAATCCGTTGACACGTAAATACCATTGACTGCGAAAATTTGTGCAGCCCGTACCTCTACTGCGTCCATTCCTCTCCAAGCTTCGAAACCTTGGATCTCACGTAACATAGACAAAACAGGCCCTAAGACAGTTAATCCTGCAAATGTTTCAGCATGGTCTGATCCCCAAACCACTCGATCCTTCCACTCAGTTCTACTTCGCGGTTGAGACCGATGGAATAACGTAAATGGCGCCACCATCACGTTCCTGCCTTCCAAGAGTGCCTTTGCTCTTCCGAGATAATCGCTTATCACTTTAGAGTCCCACTTGTTGGTCAAGTAAGGAAGCCCAAGGTTCGTGTTCTTCCTAGACCTCTTGTATGCCTCATCAAGACTGCTCTGTGTTGCAACAGATACCATTCGAGAACGCAGATAGCCAGTCACATCATCAGCTACTCGAGCAAGTGTCTCAGTACTCGCGCTATCCCCAGCCTTACTCAAGGGCATGAAATAGTTATGCAGATTACCGGAGTAATCGAAGTACGGAGAGCGTTTAAATGGTCCGGCCTTA